TGTCTGTAAAATATTTACCACCAATTACATAATGACTTGCTGCGTTTCCGCCAGTTTCTGTACCGAAACCAATGTATAGCCTATCGCCACCATTAGATCCGTTATCAGTAAGAGCCGAGTATGCTAATTCACCTGTTCCCAGTGTGGATGGATTTCCTCCTGTACTCGATCTTTTAATTCTTAAAATTGCTGCCATGCTTTTCTCCTATTAATATTGTCCTGAATCGAAAGACTGACCTTCGTCCAATAATTTTGTTGTTTGCCACTTACTTGTGGATGTTTTATATACTAGAACTGAACCATTTTCTAAACCATCAGTAGCAGTATCTACATTTTGTGCTGCTTCTAAATTAACAGCTGTACCACTTTCCCCTTGTATTCCTACTGTAGAAACAGTAGCAGATTGGGTAGAGCTTGCAGATGCGACTGCAGTTGTTGTCTGAGTAGCTGTAGACGGAACTGAAGGATTAACTCCTTCTTGTGTTGCGATGGTACTCTTTACTTCTGGCATATTATCTACTTACCTCTGGTCTAATTGTCATCATTCCTTCAACTGCTCTTATAGTTGTTGAAGTATTATCAACAACATTTACATCATACATATATCTTCCAGCTTTAATTCCCGCAGTAGTTGCAGCTGTTAAACTTATTGTACAAATACCACCAACAGCATTAGTGATTGCTGTAGTGAAAGAAGCTGTCGCTGAAGAACTGGTATAGTCTTTTCTAGCTTGAGCTGTAATGGTTGCCCCAGTTAAATTTTTTGCTGATCCTGCAGTATCTACAACAGAAAGTTGTAGAGTAAAATCTGTTCCTTGGTCAACGAATATATCTGTAATAGCAGCCATTGGTTTCTCCTTACGACTATTTAGTTAATTAAACAGTTCGCCAACCAGCTGCACCACCGATATATATGTATTCCTTTGAATCGTATTGTGAAGATAGTGTGGAGTTGCCAGACGTACCATTTATTGTAGCACCACTAGGATTTACAATACAGTTATTGGTATTCCAAGTTCCATAAGCATCAGATAAATATACAGTGTCACCTAGTGTTGGGGAAGTTGGAAATATTACTGTAATTGCACCAGCAGTAGTGTCTACAAAATAATGTCTAGTAGAAACTAAGGTTGCTCCTGCTTGAATTACACTTGTGTCAGTCTTTACTGATTGCCTAATTGGGGTTGATAATTTTGAGTGAGTAATACTATTATCAGAAACATTTTGTACTGTAAGCTCTTTTCCTAAGAATATACAATATAAATCTACTGATGAAGCAACTGCAGCACCTGTAATATTAATTGATACACCACCTGCGGATAAAGTATATCCAGTTCCAGGTTTTAGTACCACACCATCTTTAATTACAAGAAGTGCTTCTTCTCTAGGTGAATTGAAGTCTAGATTAAAACTAGTATCTGCTCCATTTGTCGCAAAGGTTTGTTTTTCAAAACTTCCGAAAGATATGTCTCTACCGAGATATGCCATATTTGAGTCCTCTTATGTTTGTGACTCTTTCCATGATAACTTACCTGATACGATGAATGCTGAACTAGAGCTAATATCTGAAGTATCAGAAGGCTGCACAGCCAGAGTCATTAAGTCAGGTCCTGCAGGGAATACTGAATCCCCACCAAGAATACTATTACCCATATCAATCAAATCAGTTAAGTCAATGTTCAATGAACCTGAAGAAACTTTTTGAGAGAAGACCACAGTACCTTGCTGAATCGTATCACCTGTATCATGAGAAATTAATTGTGAAAGAGCAGGGGTTTCAACATTTAGATAATCTAATTTGGATGGTAGTCCATTTAAGATAAAGAATGCTGTAACATCTTTGTTTGTTGTTACACCTGCGTTGTTAAGTGATAAGATCATTCGGTTTACAATTTCTTTTTGACCGATAGATCCTGTTAAACCTGAATCAACTGAAGGTGCTAATCTAATAGAAATTAGTGGGTGAGGTCTAGTCATATCCGCAGACCCTGCACCATAAGCATTCTCTCCATATGTCATTGTGACACCAGATGTTATGTTTGGATAAGTAGAAGTTTCAGGTGCGTTAGAAGTAGCAGGATAAGATGTAAATACTTTTGAATTTGAACCAGATACAATAACCTGTGTAACATAGGCTAAGAAGTCAGCTGGCAATCTACCCTCAGCATCTTTAATTAACTGACCCACAGATATCGCTGATGCTTCTGCCTGTGAACAAGGTAGAGCATAAACATATACTCGCTTATTGTCTAGAGTAATTAGATCGAAAGTTGATACTGCATCAGTAGTAAAGGTATCTGTTTGACCAGCTTTAAACACCATTGGTTTAGAGTTAGCTGAGAATAGATACGCTTTATCATCGTCAAATAAACCATCCATAATGATAGAAGTACCAAAGTGGAATAGAGTAGGAGCTGATGATGGTGCATTACCATTTTCAATTTCATATCTTCCAGGTAAGTTTCCTGATCTAAAGTATGATTCGTTTAATCTGTTATTGTGAATAAATTCGTGATTGTAATGAACGTGTCCATCTCTATCTTTGAAACCGAATCTAATTTTACCAGCACCATACCAAGAGTAGTCAATATATCCCATTTGAATTTTGTGTACATTTAGATTAAATCCAGTATCACCTAATCCATCACATGGGTCAACACTCCAGTCTTCTTGTGCTACTTTAACATCGATAGTTTTTGTAATCTTAACATTACTTGCAGATACACCTTTATAAGAAGGCTGTACAATCATTCTTTGATCGGAATCAACAGCAACAATCTGATAAGATTGTCCCCTGATTGATACTTTATCTCCTGCAGCCAACTGAGTAGTGAACGAGGTAGTAGTACCAGTCACAACTTGAGAGTTAGCAGTAGTGTTAATCTTACCAGAAATTTGTAGAGTAGAAGAACGTCTTACACAATATAGTTTCTGACCATCGTACTCATAGAAGAATCCATTTTGGTCATCAAACATACCAGCTCTAACAAACGAGTCGTTCCAAGATTCTCTATAATATTCTGGGAATCCTGCAGCTTTAGTTTGCGTAATAGTACCAGCAGCAGTGTAAGTATAAGTTGTCGCATTAGGAACACTTGCTACTTGGAATGTACCAAGATATAAGTTTTCTCCCAATGTCACTTCAGCACTCTCGATTGTGATTCTATCACCAACAACTAAGTTATGTGGTTCTTGTGTAATAGCTGTGACAACATTACCACTTGAAGCATAAGTTAGAGATGCTAAAACTTTAGCAGGTGAGAAGTTAATCGCAAATGAGTTCTGAATACCTTTACCAGACTGATATCTAAAGTATTTACGAGACTGTCTCACGATCTTACTGTTAGGAGAAGTTCCTGCAGTAATATCTACACCACCATCAAATGATTTGTGTAGTGCGAATCCATCAGGTCGTAGTGATAGCTGAGTAATTTTAAAGTATTCAACATCCGAACCAGCAGCTGGGAATGTTCCTTGAATTTTCATTTTCTCATCAGTCATAACTTGATCAACGATAAATGCTTGAATAAGGTCATTCACAACAACATAGATATTATCAAATCTCTTATAATCTTTTAAGAATGTTGTGGTAGTACCTGTAATCATGTTTCCGCCATTAGCGAATGACACATTACCATCAGCTCTTGACATTTTTACAAGAGAGTTGGTAGTTAATGTATGAGTACCACTTGTAGCAGTTAAGTTAAGTGCAGTTCCTGCAATCGCAGAAGCATAAGAAGATGCTAACTGAATATCAATTGAGTTATTTGCAATAACATAAAGTTGTGATACATCAGTAAATACACCAACATCAGTATTGCCACCATTACTATATGCGACTTGCTCTCCTGGATATAAGTTATGAGGAACATATGGAGATGAAGTTCCTAGTGTAATTTTATCTGTACCACTATTTACTTTTGAATTTCCATCAAATGTTATGACTCTGTTAGGAATCTGAAACTCAGAAGTTAGTGTAAAGGATGCAGCAGTTGGAGTTGAGGAAATACCATACACACCATCGTATGCACCTTCGTTTGCAGATAATTCAAATAGTTGTTCACCAGAACCAGCAGAAGATAGTATTACATCACCAGATGCAGCACTTACTCCGAATCTTAATTCCCACCAGTTAGACATACCACCAACAGCAAAGTTTACCTGAGAGGATGGACTTACTGTGACAGAAATAGTTTTTGGCGAACCAGATAATAAGTTTGAAATATTTTTAGAACCAAACGATTCATCAATTAGAAACTGGTTTGTATCTTGACCACCAGTAGCACCAACTCTATATACATCTCCATCAGAGAATGTCAAGTCGACATACTCATTATTATTTCTGAAGTCACCTCTGAATCCTATTTGTGTAATAGTAGCAGTTGATGGTGTAATTCCTAATGGTGTTTCGATGTCTACAGTAAACGATTGAGTCGCATTGTTTGAAGTTGACCCAAAGGCTGACGTGGTAGCAGAACCACTCCCAGAGGATAGATTAGGATCCTTAATGAGTAATCTAGAGTCGTTTAAGTATTGTAGAGTATAGTTAGCACCACCTGTTAGTCCACCAATCTGTGTACCAGCTGTGGAGTATGTTGCTAAATTACCACCAGTCAATTTATGGTTTGAAATATAAATTGAGTTATAAGTGGTATTCGGTGTTGCAGTAGCAACTACGAATGATTCAGGGAAAGCTGTTATATCATCAGTATTCGGTGATTCCGAAACTTGTAATCTAAAGTAGTCAGCTGAGATAACTGTAATCACAGCATTAAACTGAGAATTAGCAATCGGAACATTATTTCCTGAAGAATCAGCGAACTCAAATCTGTTAGTTGTTGAATAAGATGTCACATTAATAACAGCAGAGTTGCCATCAATAAAGTTGTGAGCTGGTGCGTAAATAGTATTTCTATATGAAGTTAATTCATTTGCGAAACCATAATAAACATGCGTACTATTACTTGAGTACACTTCATTATTAGAGTCGGAAGAATTTACAGTAAGAATACCAGAAACTGCAGAACCTGTTGCTGCACCTGTTTGTCTTAAAATACCTGTACCAAATCTTGCTTGGTCATTATTGTTTGCATAGTTATCTGCAGAAGTTCCACCAGATGCTCCAGTGCTTCTACCAGTAAAGGCAAATAATTTAGATCCTTGTGAACCACCAAGACCGAAGTTATTATTACCAGCAGCAAAGTCAGAACCAGAGTGAGCTGTGTTCATTGAAGTTGGTAGTTCGTCAGTTTCTGCGTAGAAACTTAATTGATAATCTGTGGTCACTGTACCAGCTTTATCAGTTTCAATAACTGAAGAAGTTGGAGTGTAATTTATTGTTAAGTAGAAGTTAGAACCTTGTTGATAGATACAACGAGTCACATCTTCATTTGGATATATGTTTCCTGAAGTAGCACCTACACCACCGACAGTGACATTATAGTTTCCTGTACCAAGTCCTAGATAGTTTCTAGCTGTAATTGAAACAGCAACAGTTTCATCAGAATCATTTAAATTACCATTATAATAGATTCTAGTCAGAGTTGCTTTAATAGGTGTATAACCTGATGTGGTAATACTCATATTGAAAGACTGACTGTTAGTAGTATTTTGAGTTGCCTGTGCGTTGGTAAATGCTCTATCTTCAACTAGATTTCTTTTATAGAAAGCAGTATATCTTGCATTACCATTATTTCCTTCAATTTTATATACTAGTGTTAATCTTGGATGACCTCTAGTAAAATCAAATGAAGTTAAATTCATTCTTGAACCCAGAGTCTGGTAGTCAGAATATAATTCGATTGTATTTGCGTCAACAACATTTACATAGTAAACTGTACCATCTACTATACCACCATTTGTTTGACCTCTAATTTGAGTTTGGTAAAGCAATGCAGCATTATCTGCAAAACCATGAGAAGTCCAAGTAATTCTATCAGATCCTGTATTGATCATTGATGACTGTAGATACAATTGATAAGTACCTTCCCAGTCCCAAGTCACAACAGGGTATTCTTGAGCACCACCTCCACCGATAGCAGTGGTAGCATTTACTGTAGTTGATGTTGTAATGGTAGCACGAGTATCAACCCATGGTCCACCATCAGGTGCAGTTGAAGAGTTAGCAGTAGGATCTGCAATTCTTAAGTTCTTCGGACCAACTGTTTGTCTTAAATAAACTCTGGTACCAGCTTTTAGTCCATGAGTTTGAGAAGTTGTCACAGTCATTATAGATGGATCAGCACCATTTGTTTCAATAGCAGTAGTTGTTAAATCAATATTTAAGTTAGAGCCTTCAAAGAATTTCGCAGGAATAACTGAAGTATATGAACCTGAAATCGTTGCAGAAGATTCTGCTTGAGTATCCATTTCATAAAAGAATTCGAAACTATTTGTCAAACCAGATACTAAGAAGAAACCATCCGCAGCATTTAGGGTCGTACCCTGTACTAGAATTGGATCTCCTAGAGTCAATCCATGATTGGCAGTAGTTGTCACCTTAACTTGTTTAGAGTTTAAAGTTGTTGTAACAGCAGATAGTTGTTCAATAGGAACATCACCTGACTGAGAATAAATTGTAGGAATATTTAAAACTGTTTGAAGGGTTTCCCATTTCGAAGACTGGAGACCATATTCAAAGTCAGTATCAATTAAGTTTTCTGGATTTGAAACTCTTAACTTGTTAACTGGGTCAAGCATCGCTTCTGAAAACCCAATTTTAGAAACATCAGTTTCATAAAATACTTGTAATCCATGTGAGTTCAATACACCTGCAGCAGATAAATCTAACGATGTTGTGAAAGTAGTTGTATCTGATGTGTAGTTGAATGAATAGTTTGATAATCCTGTAGAAGGATCAGCAAAGTTATATAAAATTTTATTAAGATTAATATCCGTAATTAATAGCAGTCTTACAGGTTGAATAATCCCTGGCACAGTAATCTGATTCTGTGATGCATTAATCGTATAACCTGTTGCGATGAGTTTTTTAGCCATTTAGTTTTCCTATAAATTAAATTTGGTATCTTCGATTACCACTTGTTTCCTTATACATACCCTCTTGAGAAAAGATTGAGAAAGAACTTCCTTCTGGACCTCTAATACTCATTGGTTCATCATATATATAAGAGTTTATCTTGTTATATTTAGGTACTTTTTTTCCGTTGATTATAATGTTGTCATCATATCCGAAAAAGAATGTCCCCATTTTTGGTTCAATAACGAATTCCGAATCTAATTCTAAATCAAATCTAGTATCAAATCCCGAAAAGTTCCCGAACGCATAGTTATCACCTTCCCATATAAACATATCTTTAGGATCGTGACAACAATAAAAAATACTTTCTTCACTAGCTGTTCGTAATAAAACATGAGTATAACTAGCAACTCTTTTACAAACTTCTGGTGGAGGAATCGGTTTTCCTAAGTAATCGACTCTTCCTAATTCTGGTTTCATAAATGAAAGACCTTGTTCAAGTATTCCATAATGAAACTTTGCTCCTGGACCCATCGTACCGAGAACTTCTAAATTCTCATCTAGTATCTCTATAAATCCAGTATGTACACAAGTTAATGTACACTTTTCAATATTTGGAATCCCAACGACTCCAGTTTGACCTTTTTTTCCAATAGCCTTTGTGACCATGAAATTTTGTTTTGATCTGGTAGCAATTATATTCCAATTCCACTGATCATCATCATGAAGATTAATATGCATGTATTAGCCACCAAGTGCGACAGATAATGCAATTGATACAGCTTGTGAATTATACACGTCCCAACTATCTCCATTATATATCTCTGTTTTATCAACATCACTATTGTATCTCAAATCTCCTTTTTTGGCAGGCGAAGGTCTATTCGCTTCTGTGCCAATCGGGAATCTAATTGACTCCCCTTGTAGCTCAATATTTGAATCTATACTAGTTCCTTTTATTCTTGATATTGGCATTTTAATTTCCTCTAACCCTATTTAGTTTCTTAAGCACTTCTGTAAACACCAGACCCAATTAAATGAGAAGTATTGGTAAAGTCCGCATGTGTCATTGCAGTATATTCTCCATCAGTATCTCTTTTAAATAGTAAGCAAGAAGATGAGCCACCAGCAATCGTACCAATAACACTTGTAATTCCTGCTGTCATATTCTCAAACCAGAATGGAATCATAGCTGCACCTGATGCATTTGCTGCGACTGGTATTACTATTCCAGCATTTCCAGTTGAAGAACCTTTTGCAGTAATAGTCATTTCAATATTGATATTAATATTATTTCCTATCTTAGTGAAGTATGTAGTATTCACTGCAGCACCTCCACTACTCATACCAACTTGAGCACCACCAAAACCTAATACAGTTGCTAATGTACTTTCTTGATAATCATCTAAAGTTTGAGCATTAGAAGAAGCATTTTGAGTTCCTGGAAATTTAATATTTCCAGAAGTAGCAGCAGTTAAATCTACCAATCCTACAACTGATAATGCTGAGTCAATGCTTTGAGCAGTTCCTGCATTTGATGCAACTGGAGTATATCCTAAATGATTAGTCACAGCACCTGATGCTAACTTAGTAGAATCGATAGTATTGTTAGCAATCTTAGAACCTGTTAATGTTAAACCAGCGAATGCTGAATCAGTTAGTGTACCATCTACAAAAGCATTTCTAGAAACAGTACTTACACCCAAGTGAAGAACAGTGACTGTCACACCAGAAGATAAAGGAGTGACCAATGTTAGTGTCGTAGCATTTACACTATAATGCGTTGTCTCAGTTTGTACTGAACCATTAATAATTACTAGAATCGAAGTACCACTTGGTGGAGATTTCGATAATGTAAATGTACTTGTACTTGAACCACTTGTAGTAAATTTATCTACAGTGAAAGTTTTTAAATTCGTTGCTAATGATGATTCAGTGACTGAACCAGCAGAAGGAATATTTTGGAAACTAGAACCACCAAGATGGTTTATGTATAAATTTTCAGCAGGTCTTGGAACACCATTAAATAATAATCCTTGACTATCTAATTTTGCTAGACTATCAACAGTAAGAGTTGCTTCATCCCCTGCAAAAGTTATTGCTAATTCTGCTCTGTTTGCTATTATAAATGCAGTAGCACTAATAACACTTGTCACAGCAGTTTTTAATGTCAGTGAAGTATTACTTGCAACTGATTGAACAAATCCGATTGCATTAGTACCTATAAATATTGCTTGTCCTGGAGTGACTTCTGAACTAAATGCAGTTCCTGTACCAACAACAGTTGCAGTATTACCAGCCATTGTTATTGTACCAGTTCCTCCAGTTCCAGCAGCACCACCTGTTGTGACAGATATAGTTGGTGAAGCAGTATAACCTGAACCAGCATTTGTTAATGAAACTCCAGTCACAGCACCAGAGCCATCTACTGAAGTAATTGTGGCAGTAGCTTGTACACCACCTGTTTGTGCAGCTTCAATTGCTACAGTAGTTGTTGTCTGGTCATAACCTGTACCAGCAGAATTTAAAGTGATAGAAGCGATTCCACCATCAGAGTTTAATACAGCAGTTCCAGTTGCGTTCGCACCACTACCACTATCAGTAATTGTGACAGCAGGAACAGATGAATAACCTGAACCAGCATTTGTTATTGTGAAACTTTGAACTGTACCAGCAGAAGATATTGAAGCAGTTGCTGCAGCTTGAGTGTTTCCTGAAATATTTGGAGCACCGATAACAATCGTATCAGTTGTTGCATAACCAGCTGTACCATTTGTGGTAATTGTTACACCTGTAATTGTTCCAGTAGTGTAGTCGATACTTGTTTCATTATGCTTGACTTGAGTATCTATACCAAAATCAATACTTGGAACATTTAATGTTAAACCACTTCCAGTTGTTGGAGCAGCACCATTAATTGAAGCTGGGATGACATCTAAAATTCCAGTGGTAGCATCTACAACTAAAAATGTATTTGCTCCCTGTGTTAATAAATCTCCCCTTGCAGGATTAGCTGCACCAGCAGTTAGTGATAGTGATGAATATGTTAATCTGTATACATCAGTAATAGTATAAGAATTGACTGGCTCTTGTATAACATTACCAAGAACAACTTGAACATTAGATTCAAATGCACCTGGAACTTGTTGACTAAGTTTAAAACCTTTGGTAGAACCATTACATTCGAATTCATCTCTAGGACGACTGAGTGTAGTGGATGCATTAATAGTTTGTGAGCCGATATATGACATACTTTATTTCCTATACATCTTCTAGAATAGATGCGACAACATCTACTGAAGAGGTAGTGTTAGATTGTACCTTTAGTGCTTCGCCTGCTTCTAAAATAACTTTTTGATTTGATACTACTTGTAAAGAACCACCACTTGGGACTGGAGCATTCTTAACAATATAGTAATCAACACCACCTGATGTAATAAATGCATCAGCTGTGACAGTACCATTAGTTGTATTAGCAATATCGCACTCTATTACGATACTATTCTTTAAGCTGGGAGCAGTATATATAGTGGTAGCAGCAGTCCCAACATCTTTTGCTAATCCGTTTTTAAAATCATTTGACATTTAGTTTTCCCTTTATTAAAGATTAGCCCAGTGCAATACTAATTGCTATTGAGTATTCTCTTGCGTTATTTACAGCTGTCGTTAGATCAGCTTCACCATTCTCTAACAAAGCAAGGTCACCAAGTTTGTCTTCTTGGTTATTTCCCTTTGTTATATTTGAATTCGTTTTAATTCTCCATTGGTCAAAAGTCTCAGACTGACTGACCACCACAACTGCAGCTTCTTTTGCCATTAGTTATCTCCTGTTAATTTTTTTAACATATTTTTTATATCGGATATATCATCCTTTAAACTATTTATATCTTTTTTCATGGACTCTTTTTCTGCGAGCTCTTCTATTTTACTTTTTTGATGAGACTTATAAGTAGCATAAGCATTTTGATTTGTATTAATAATCGCTTTGCTATGATTATCTTTTATTAAGTCTGGCTCTCCTTCTACTTTAGTTCCTACAAACATATCTACCTCTAACTATGTGCAATTAATCTGAATGACTGAACTTTAGGAACATAAATGGTATCTGTAGATTTCATTACAATCTTAACAACCACTTTCGTAAAGTCAGCAATATCATTTACTACAATGTTTCTTTCTCTAAATACTCCACCTGAATCTTTTGAAGCTACAGTAAATGCACTGTCCACCCAATTAAGTTTATCAGGATTAGTATCGCCAGAGAATGCTTTATAGTAAACATCAATATCAGTTGACTTAGGAATATTTGCATCAAAAGTAATATTTAATGCGTCAGCTGGATTAGTTAATTCTAATGTTCTAGTTATATAGTTCGCTAGATTAGTAGCACCAACTGGAGCAGTATCAGAAACAAACTCTTCCATAGTAGAGAAGTTCCAAGTACCAGCAGAAATATCTTTTCTTATGATTATATTTTTAGCAGTTAATGCAGCAGTAGCATTAGCATCTAGTGCAATATTTGTACCACTTACTGAAGCCACTGTACCAAGAATTGTTTTATTAAATACTTGTACACCACCAACAGTAGCAAGTGTTCCTGCACCATCAGCATCTTCCATAACTAGTATGTCACCAGCTACAAGTTTTCCATCTACACTTCCTGAAGCTGTCACATTAATTGAACTTGTTAATGATGTTATAGAAAATGATGCTTTCTGCTCTGTAAAGTTTTGAGCAACATCAAGTTTAATATCATTCGCTTCATTAAATGCGAAGTTTGCAGTTTTATTAAGTGTGACTTTATCTAATTCTTCATTGCCACCGAAAGGTAGTGTTGAAGAAGTAGTTGAAACTGATTCAATATCAATAGCCCCATTTAATTCTGAGTGAATATTTGTTAAGTATAATTGACTTCCAGCAATAACATTGTCAAGTAGATTATCAATTGCATCTACATTTGACTCAATACCTTTTGCCCCATGGTTAAAAGTAATTGTTGGATCACTAGTAATTTGGAAAGTTGCTCCAGTAGAAACTTGAGCTGTATTAGCACATAGTGTCACACTAGTATTACTTCCAATTGTTTTAACTCTACCCAATGCACCAGCAGAAGTTGTTAGAGTATCTCCAACTGAAACTTGTGATGTGAATGTGGTAGAAGTACCAGTCACTGTAGCACTACCAGAAGTTGTAGTCACAGTTCCTGTGCCTGAACTTGTAGATAAGGCTACTCCAATATCTCCACTATTAACTAATTTTTTCTGGTCAATCGCTGGAACATTTATCGCAGTACTTGATTGATCAACTAGATTAGATACAGCATACCCACCAACTTTTTGTAAATCAATTACTGGTGAAATATTTTTATTGCTTGTACTCATCGTAGCATTAAATGTTAATGTCGGAGTTTTAATTAGTGGACTTGATGAGACAGTAGTCTGGTTCTCAAAAGACTTAACAACTTTTCTTCCATCGAAAGCATAAGTTGCGTTTGGAACAATAGGTTTGTCTCCACTTGCAGTTCCTGCTGCAGTTGTAGAATTTACAGTGTAAGCAAGTTTGGTTTCATCGAAATCTAAATCTTCAGTCTTCATATATAAAGCATCAGCAGTAAGTTGTCTAGAAGCCATTATAGTTGAGCCACCATAGTTGCCTGTAATAAAGTCAGACGTTGCTCCATCTAATATATCATTATTAGATGCATCTACAGTTTCTAAATCAATTACATAAGAATCTTTTTGTAGTCCATTTGATTGTACAGTGTGAGCACCATTTAATAAATCTTCACTAGCACCTACTGTAGTTGAATTTGCTCCATATAATCCTGGAGCAACTCCTGTAATCATTACTATATCATTTGCAGAGAAGCCATGATTTCTTTGGTGTACTCTAACTAGTTCTGAACCACTAGTAAATTTCAAAGGATCTTTATTAAGTAGTTTTGTTTCAGCAGGGTTTGCTTTTAATTGAACCACTCCATTTACATTCTCTGTAAACGATGCTTGGTTTAAATTAAATTTAAGATCTAGTAGAGGATTTATTTCAAACTCTCTAGAGTTTTGAGATAAGTAAAGTGAACCAGTCAATGGTTGAATCCCTACAATATTTTCAGTAAGTAAATCAGTTCCACCTAATTCAGAAATATATGCTTCACATCCTGGCTCATCAACTTTAACTACTAGAGCATAACTTTCATTTTCTTGTAGATAAATTGGTGCTTTGAATTTAAAGTTTGTAGCAGTAGCACCATTGGTACTTACATTAATATCTGCAGGTTGTAATATTACCTGAGAGAATGGAAGTATTTTAGTAGAAGGCACTTCGTTATCAGTAGATCTAATTTCTACATAGATTGGTCTTTCACCTGCTTGTTTAAAGTATAGGTCAGCAGATGTCACGAAAGCTCCACCAGCAGATTGTACAACGAAAGTTTGAGCGAGTGGATCATGACCACCAGCACCACCTCCGCCACCTCCTCCGCCACCTCGTCTTTGTGGTGGGAAGTTGATAGTAGTAGAAGCAATCAATCTGTTAGAAACAGAAGATCGTCTAATAGGTTGTGATTGGAATAATCTATCTTCAACGAAACTTATATTCCTTGAAGAAACAATAGTTCTTTCTTTTTCTAACTGCATACCATTAGCAGTAAACAATGTTGAACCGAATGAATCGAAATCTGCATCAGTATTAGAAATGTTATCAGATAATTTTATACTTCTTTCTCCAGTTCTATATCTACCTGCAGGAATATAAAGAACAGCATTTAATGCACCTTCTTTATCAGAAGTAATAGTTCCTCCAGTTGCCTTCATTGTCGGAGCAGTAGTGCTTACTGTAGATCCGTTGATAGAAGTTAGTGTCAAAGTATTCTTCGCACCTAATCCAATGTCAGCAGTCCCTGTGACTTGCTCACCAACAGCGAAACCATTTTTAATATTTGTTACATGGATATCTCGTACAGTAGTAGAATCCTTCACACCAGCATAAGATATAACTCCCGAAGCAGTTAGTCTTTGCAATTTACCACCATCAGTTCCAGTATAAGCAGAAGTTCTTGCATAAGAATCAAACTGACCAATAGTTGAACCATCTACACTTGCTAGAGTAATAGTAGTTCCAGACACTGCAGTAATTTTAAAATATTTTCTATTTAATTGTTTTGAGTGGTTGCTTCCAAGAGTAGTAATAGTAGAAGTAATATTTGTTTCAATTCCTCTATTGTTAGTTGCGTTAGTTCCTCTTGTAGAATTTAAGTTGTATAAGAAAACATGGTGTCCTGGATTTAACCCAGTAGCATCTTGTACAGTTAAATTGAAACTTGCTGCACCATCCGAAGAAGTAATATGAGTAATCGTATCAATTCTTGCTGCACTGTGAGCAGTATTTTTAATTACATCACCGAAGTTAAATGCGTTTACAATTTTACCATCGTGAGCTCTAGCAGGATCGTCTGCTAATAATCCAGTTGATAAGTTTTCTGGATCAAGAATAGGTGTAGTTGTACTAGCAACCTGTGTGACTTTAAATATGTCAGATGGTTTTACATAAGTATTATCTACTCGTTCACCATCAATGAATACAAAGTATTGAGAATTTGGTTTAGCATTTCTTGCATCAATGTTTACCACCTCATCTTTTATGTAAGGTATGTATGACATGTCAACAACTTTGTCGCCATAGTTTTGCGAGTTAGTTGATGTTGATATAGAAGTTCTTGTTCCACCTCTTACTCTATTTCCTGTTTCAGTAGTTGTCACAGATTGGAAAGTATTAGTGGTTTGTGTATTTCCACTTCTAGTAGTTCGAGCGAATGCTCCACCAGCTTGACTTGAAGAACCTGTCCAGTTAGATGCCCACTCATTCCATTCAGTACCAGTGACTCCAGTTTGTTCAGCTAAGAATCTAATTGCATCTGCATTAGCATCGTCTTGTATTGTAAGGTCTGGTCGTCTATCTACATCTTTCCAGATACTTGACTCTGGGAATAATTGAACTTCAACTTTGTAAGCACCAATCTTATATGGGTTTACATCAATAGATCTAGTAGCATTTGGATTGCTTACCATTGCTGTTTCAGTATAAGGTAGAGTAATCAAATCTCCAGTCTTAGTATATCCTCTTGTTGCTCTTTGAGTAGTGTTTGAAATATTTTCTATAACTGTTAATACATCTGTAAAGTGAGCAGGTCGTAGTGTTCTATTTTTCTTATCTATAGAAACATTATAATCTTCTGACTTAACATTACCCACACCATGACCAGTAAAGTCATCAACTACAAATCCATTTTTAAATCTATCTAATCCAGTAGCAGCATCTTTAATTGCTGTTGACTTAGTATCTTTTTCTAGTAGTGATAATGAAGTATAGTATTCTAAATTTTTAATTCTACTTTCAAGAGCACCAATGTCTCTCATAGTATATCTTCTATTATCTCTTTGGTATATTACAACATCCCCAACTTTTTTAGTGTATGGTGGAATTTTCATTGTAGCAAGTACCAATCCTTGTTTAGGATCTTCTGGCTCTTGTGGTAATTCAGCAGGTTGTCCTGCTACTATTTGAACAGCACCTTTATTTGATAGTGAAATTTTATCCCAACGACCAACATAAAAAGATACTGGTGTTGTTAAGTCTGTTCCAATTTTTGGTATCTCAGGATTAAAAGTATTAGAGCCTGAAATAACTGGACGATAATCTACAGTATCATGTAAATCAATAGTTGTAGTATTTCCTGATTCGTCTTGGTATTCGAAACTTGGAATATCTGCATAGTCGATTGCTGAGTAAGAATCAACTGAGAAGAAGTTTCCTGAACCAGTATAAGCAAAATATCTGTAAGTGACTTTTATTGCTCCAGTAGGAACAGGTGATCCAGCCTTTAATCTTATTCTTGCTTTTTGATAGTGAGTTAATCTTTGTCCTGAATCTAATTCGTAGTTTGCTGTAACATCTACTGCAGTCACATCAGAGTGAGCAGTAAAGTTTCCTGGAACCATTGTCACTGAAGTAATATCAATTCCATCAGCATAAGATAATTCTATTTCAGGTTTTACAACATTTGTTTTTCCAGTAAATACTTCAGCTGATGAAGATCTTACTTTTGTTTTTTCAGTTGCTGCAGCATTTACTTGAAGTACTGAAGTGAATAGTGTACAAGATGTACCATTTACACCTGAAGCTATCGTCACTTCTTTTCTATTAGCATCATCATCGAAAGTAATATCAGAAGCAGATATATTAATTACTGCTCCAGTATCATTTCTAATTAATGTGTAGTTAGATAATTCTGTATCAGATAAGAAAGTTTCATTAACATTACTTAATGTCATAACGAAATCTCCACCACCTGTGGTAGTGTTTGTATTTACTCGTCTTACAGTATGAATAGATTGTTCTAATGTATCAGTAGCATTGCCAGAGTCGAAACCTTTTAATGATTTTGTGAAACTAAATCCTGATGGATATAATAGTGAATTATAATTTGGCTCTTTAAGTTGAGCACGACCTAGAGTTGCAGAAACTCCAGTCAATGCTGTATTGTTAGAGTTGTTTGGTCTTTGTACAGTAGCAGATACTTGACTAGCGATAGCTGTCACGAATCCAACTGATAATCCATTATGTACAATTGCATCTCCAACTTTTAATTCGTTTTGGAAGAAAGAACCAACACCAGTCATAGTAGAAGCAGTGCCACCAGATTGAGCTGGTAAAGAGATAGTTCCTGTTATATTAATTTGCTGACTGTCAGCAGTAGGATCTACTTCTGCATAAAAATCTGAAGTACCTGTAATTAATCCATTGCTTGAACTAGCAACCCATGTGACATCACGAGCAAACGATTTACCATCGTTCATTGAAATATTGAATAGACTTGTTTTAAATGTAGGTGCAGAATATGAACCATTGTGTAATTGGAAACTTCTAATATTTGCTGTTCCAACAAATCCTGAATAAGATGTTAATGCACCAGTCGGTGCAGAATAAGCTGATACTCCTGAACTCAACCATGGAGCTCCAGTAGTATCGAATAAGAATACTTTCTCAAAGCTGTTGACAGCTGGAGCATTTGTGACATTTCTTCCAATGAAGAAATTACCTATTGAAGTTCCAACAGGTTGACTTGGTTCTCTTACAACTGAATTGTTTTCATTTGTTACACCACTAACAGTAGTTGGTCTAGACTTAGCAACTTCGTAGTAAGTAGTTTGAGTTGACTCAACTTCGAATCCTTCAACATATGCTTTTCCAGGATCTACTACAATAGCAAATTTATCTTCATCACCATAAGTTTGTAGAACATCAAAAGATGCAGCAGTAGTTCCAGGACTTGCTTGATAAACCCCAGCACCAGTTCCGTCATCTAAATGTTCTTTAACTGATAATCTAAATTTATTTGTTTCATAAGAACCTGACTCATCATAAGTTCTTCGTGCTAAAGTTTTTTCTAACTCAGCATAACTTGCCTTTTCAACTTTCTGTTGAATGATACCATCTTTAATTCTAATAAGCTCAACAAATTTAATTGAGTCAGTACCAGTTAGTGCAAGTCGTTTTAGTGTTAGTGAGATTTTATATCTATGTGCACCTGGAGCAGCAAAGTTATTTGTACCCTGTGCATTATCATTAAGAGTTGTATCTTCCTCTGGTGTCACTACATCTTCTGTGACTTGGAATCCTACTCTGTAAGATGGCTTAGTATTAAATCTTGATATGTATAAATGGATCTCAGCATTTTGTACAAAGAATCCATCTATGTAATAAATTCCTTCTCGTACTTCTACTCTATATGATTTACCAAGTACATCAGTTGATGCGTTGTCTGTATAAGTTGTACCAACATTACCATTATCACCAAACGATTTAATTGTGACTTTAATATCACTTGCTTGGTTTGCAGTAAGTCGGAAGTTGGCAGCAGATGTATTATCAACTGCAGTAGCAACGATCTCTTCACCAGCAACAAACTTCTTAGTCGTTCCAGATGTACCAGAATCTATCATAGTAAAGTGGAGCGATGGTATCGTACTATCGCCAGCCACCATACAATCACATTCTGATGTATCTTCTACTAGAGCTTTTGCTCCAGAAGTTTGTCCAGTAATTATCTTATCTTTAAATTGAGTTAGATAGGTTGTGACAGCATCCCCATCTTGTAAGTCATTCAACTTCATAAAGTTGACTTCATTATTTACATTTACAGATCCAGGGATAACCATACTTCCATTATCGAAAATATGGTTTCCAAATCTTGTGGTCTGTTGTTGTAAGATTGTTTGAAGCTGAGTTAGTTCTCTTGCTTGTACTGAATATCCAGGACGAAATAGTACACGCAAGAAATCTTTACTAGCATCATAATCATCGTAGTAGGGACTTACATTGAAATTTATTGTCATCTATCTTTTCTCTTTTTAAAGTTAGTCGATCGAATTAAGTTATCAAAGATAACAGATATTACATCTCAACGATGATTTTAATATCTTCGATCTGGTCGCTTGCTCTGTTAATCGGTCTACGATTTTCTACATATAACATATCTCCACTATCAGGTTGAACTTCTGGGTTGTTCAAAGTAGCACTTGTGAAAGTAATACCTGTCGCTGAACCAGCAGCATCATTCATTGTGATAGTTTCTGCAGACTGAAAGTTTACTCCAGTTGGATTATCAGTAGCAGTTTGGATATATCTAATTGTAGATGAACCTGTATCGATAGAAATGATTCTACCAATCGCATTAGAAGTACCACCAGCAAAAGTTCTATCAACAACTAATGTCCCACCACTTAGTGATGTGAAAGACATAGATTTTGTTGAACTTAATGTAGTAGCAGAAGCAACAACAGTTCCACCAAAGTTATATGGATCCCTTACTAGAGTGATTCTTCTGTAGTCATTATCTACAGGGAAGTCACCTGTACCATCAGCATATTCTAAACGAACATTCATCATGGCATAGAAAGCACCTAACTCTTCTTCAGCATTAGCACCATGTCCACCTTTTGGTGAGACAATTGCAGAAGCTGTAGCACCAGAACCACCACCACCTGATAAGGCAATGTTTGCAAAGGTATAACCAGATCCACCATTAGATAGTGTAATACCAGTCACAGTTCCTGAACCAACATCGATTGTAGCAGTACCAGCAGCACTTGAACCATCACCAGTAATTGTGACAGTAGGAGCACTTGAGTATGAAGTACCAGCAGCAGAAATAACTACATGTTCCAACTTACCATCAACTGCAGCTTGTTCAACTAGATATTGATTGTAGTAAGGATCAGTAGATCCTGGATTTGTAATTACTTTTTTCGCTGGGATAAAGTCAGTAGACACAAACTTTAAAACATCAGCAGGTGATACTGTGTACATATATTTCCATCTGTATGAATCAGCTGTAGAAATAATAGTTGTACCAGTTCCTGTTGGTTTAGTAGTTGATTGTGCACCACCATTGTTGTCGATACACTTATAAACATTATACTCATCAGTCACAACAAAGAAGTTCGCATCAGTAATAGTTGCTGGTGTAGTACCTGCTCCACTATCGATGTTTACTCCAGCAGTTGTGCCATTGTAGTTATCTTTATAGATATCGTAATATTTGCCCGAAGTCCAGTTTCTTCGAGGGATCGCTAGAGTGACATCTGAAGATTGAACTCTTTTAAGAGCAATCATGTCATCCCAACGATAGAACTCGCCAGAGACTGTATCTTTCGGAGTATCAGGGGAGTTGTCGTCAGTCCATGCCTGTGGTCGACCTATCCCCAAGTATATGTTCGTTGCAGCAGCTTCAGAGAAACCTTCCTGAAACGATTGCGCATTGTGAATGCGAAATTTACTTGTTATAATTGCAGCCATAGCTGTGTTCTCCTGGATTAGTTAAAATTAAAATTATGTTAATAAATCCCATTTAAGAGTAGATGAATCTAAACTGTAAATGGTTGTGTCAAATTCTACACTGTCCGCATCAAATTTGAATGCGATATCATCGAAAGTAAATGCGGGATCCTGTGTAGAGAATCTCAAACCTGAAGCTGGTTGTTTAAAGATACCAATCTCTGATTCGATCGCATAAGAAACTTGTGTATATGGACTATTTATAATACTTGCAACAGTAATGTTTGAGAAATCTTTAATTTGAGTATTTCCATACAGATCATAATAGCCAGCATTTGGAAATGGGTAAGTCAAACGACTATCATCTTCAAGTCCATTAGTAGTAAAGGCTGGTGTGCCATCACTATTAGAATATTTAGTACCTTGTAAAGTGGGCTTGTAAGAGAACTTATATCTTTCAAGGTCTATTAAATTAAATCCTGCTCTTCTAACTGAGCCATCAAATGGTACAGAACTCCTAATAGGTAGTTGCACCACTGGTGCTCTAGCAGGTCTTTGTAAATCTAAGGCAACTCTATTAGCAATCACTAGCGTTTCTTGATGTTCAACAGCAAGAGGAGAGAGTTCTAATAGGTTTACTTCAGCAACAGATAAGTTAGGGAACTCAATCTCGCTTACGAAGTCTGAAGTTTGTATTCTTAAATTGAATACAGTAGTAAGTAGTGCTTCATGTTTAATTGTAAATATTTGTTTTGGTAGNTCTGCTCTATGTTCAAGAGAAGTATCAGGTCTANAAGCACCAATCGCTTTCATCTTACCATTAAGAATAGACTTAATTAAAATCTCTACGATATATCTACTAGTATTTGGGTCATTAATATTTCCCATCGCTGCATTGAGGATACTTTGAATTTGTACTTCCCCAAATAATGCTAGTCCGATTGGGTGTAATAATTTTTTAACAGCATCTCTGTATTGATCAATAGACTGACCAACCTGAACAACATATGAGAAGTCTTGGTAGAATCTAGAGTCTTGTATTTTCTTAGAAGACTCTGAAACAAATCCATCAGCTGTTAGATATCCACCCAAGCCAGTTCCTGTTGAACCAACTGATGTTGTAATTGATGGATAATTAATATCTACAATTTTACCAGAGCCACCTGATGATGAAGTCACAGTATTATTGTCTGCAAAGAAACCTGAACTTTCTTGAACGAAGTCATCTCTAGTTTCAGTTATCAATCTTCCTGAACCATCTTCTAATGCGTATGGTAAAAATACATTTGGGTTGTCTACTTTTAATACTTGTTTATTTGTATCAAATATATTTACTGTTCCTGTAGATACCTGTTGATTTTCTACTAACAAACTATCACCAGTTTCTAATTTGATACCACCTTTTAAATCTTCAGTAGCAAATGACTGAGCTGTTAGTGTGACTGTGTCTCCCTGATTAAATGTACCTGTGACATTTTGTAGAACAGCAATAGCTGGAACAGAAGCGATTGGTGGAACTTTATAGTCAATACCAAATCTAGATAATTCTATTTTTCTTAACTTACCAATCGTAGTTGAAGTGGCAACAACTTTACCACCTGTTCTATTTCCAGTTGTGGGTAAAGTTAAACTAGGAAGTCTATCGTAAAAAGCTCCAGGAGTTAAAACTGAAATTGATTTAATTGCTCCCTCATCAGATGCTTCTTGTAAATCTATATCAAAATTATTTTCTTGTAGTAGCGTTCCTCCGCCACCTGCGTTTCCAGATTCTAAGGAAACTGAATCTCTATCAATGTTAGATACAGAAGCACGAGCAGATAATGCAGGATTAGATCCAGGTCCACCAGTTCCAATATTATTAAAAATTATTTCATCATTAATTTTATATCCACCACCTGCAGTTTCAATAGTCACTCCAGTAATACCACCAGAGTCAATCTCAGTTATCTCACCTCTTGCTTCACTTCCTGTTGGTGATACGATTGTAATTAAATCTCCAATATCATAATACGATCCACCATCACTTATATTAAAGCCAGTAATAATTGAAACAACTGTTGCTGTAATATTATTGCCTGTTGTTGGAGCAGTAGAATTAATTGAACGAACTATGAATTCATCTTCAGCTAAGAATGCCCCACTGAAAGATTCGTCATCCATAGTTAAGTCAGTGACAGTCTTAGAACCTATCTGTGTCGACACTGCATTCTCAACGAAAGCTGTCACAGTTGTAAAGGTACCATCGCCCACTGGTTGTGTTTGAGATATAGTAGCACCGATTAATTCTAGTGGCGAACCACCTGCTGCATCAGTGACTCGAATAATTGTACTTGCTGACCAAGTTCCTGACGATGGTCTTAGTAGTGCTGTCTTGGGAAAAAATAATTCTGCGTCTTCATTAAATAGAATACGAAATAAAAATTTGTAAGATTGCTCAGTTCCTTTAGATCTATAAATGTCTTGGATTCTTTTTGCTAATAATCTTTTATCAGTTAGCACACCCTCAGGAATAGGATGCATGATCTCACTTTTAAAATGATCAATAAACATATCAACTGTTGTATCAATGTCACGAATATCTTCTAAGTGTGATTGAGGTAAGTAGTCTGTCTGCATCCATTCATAGTATGCTTCCATGAATGCTTTAAAGTTTACACTATCATCATTAATAAAATCAGGTATCTGATTTCCAACGACAGTGGATACTCTTGCTTTAACAGAACTTGGCATTTATTTTTTTACCTTACTTTAGTGTGTACATAATCAGAGGAAGAAGTAGATTCGCCTGATGCTACTTTGTCAGCAATTGCTGATACAATAATATCTTCGTTTGATATACTTGCTAGTTGGTTTCTTACTGATACTACATCATAAGAGTTTGGTTCAATAGAAATATTAATTGTTCCATTTGCTAATGACGAACCACTTATACTTAAATTGTTTAAAGCGATTAAACCAGTTGCATAGTTTACAGTTCCTACAGCTGCAGCAGAATATACTTTTTCATTTCCACCTGTTAAGTAGTAGGTGTAAATATTTCCAAGAGCATCATCCTCTAAGAAATAAACTAGAGATGAACCACTTAGAGTAAACCCAGTTGATTGTATTGCAATGTATGCTCGTAAACTTTTAGCATCATTATAGATTGGGTTGTTAGTTGGTAGTGTATAAGTTGTTGCTACATTTAAAGTAGGAATTAAAACTTTCTTTAAATTAATTTGAGTTGTATTAGAAACTATTGAAGAATCACTTGCATCAATTTCTTTACTCAAAGCTGAGTATCTAAAAACTGAATCAAACTTATTTAAGTTTGCTGTATTAAAATTTTGTATAACTGCGTTTGCTTGTGAAGCAATAGTATCTTTTGCTTTACTGGTTATACTTTGATTATAATAAACAGTTGACTCAACAACTATGCCTAGTGTATCAGGATCTATTATTTCAGGAATAACTGATACAAGGTTTTTAGATTTAATAATATTGTTTGTAATATTTAATTTTGTAGATTCAGTAAGTGTAGTTCCAGTCTTTGGCTTAATTGAAATATATGCTTTTCCATAAACAGGTGGATCGTTTTCTTCTCCACCCCAAACTGATATAGCATCTACATTATCATAGAGCTGTGGTAATAAAACTTTGTAGTCATCAGCAGTCACTGCTCTGTTTTGTGCTGCAAAACTTTTAGGTGCATTGAATTTAATTGAGTCAATACTTTCTTGATTCGCTCCACCACTTGCAGCAGAAGTAGTTGTAATATTTAATGTAGCACTTCCTAAACTTCCACCAGTGTATGAAAATAACTTAGCATTGTTCGCAGCAGTTAATGATGAAACACAATATTCTATTTTAACAGTAGCACCATTTGGTGGCTTGAAGCCAATTGCGTTATCACCGAATTCTATTTCATATAAATTTTCTTCTACTTCTTTCGTAAAGAATACTCTAGAAGTTGGTCCAGCATTTACAATGTTATCAACTAATGTATAACCAATGTATGCAGCATTGTTTGGATCTTCTTGTACTGAAACTTTCATAGTGGTAATATCTGCATTAGCATTCGCCACTAGATATCTAGTATTACTTGCAGCAGTATAAGTATTCGTCACCATAGTTCCTTCAGTAATACCTATGTTGGAAAAAGTATAAGTGTTTGATGCAGACTTAGCACTAGTATGTGCAGCTGTAGTTTGAAAAGTATAAGCAGTCCCATCAATAGTAGATGAGAAAGTAGAACCATTGGGTAAAGTAAGTGAGTCAGGATTCCCAGAAACATTTGAAGCTACTAGTTGAAGAATCGCTGTTGGACAAATAGCAGACTTGGGTGTGTAGCCTAACATCTTTGCGATGCTTACTACTGAATCTCTTTTCGCAGCAGAGTCTAAGAACATTTCATTCACTGCCATGTTATGATACAAACCATTGTAGTGAGTATTGTATGCAAGTAAATCTAGAAGAACAGAAATACCTGATCCTTCAAAATCAAAATCAGAAAACTGGTCTTGTCCTCTAAGGTAGTTTTTTAGATTTGCTTTTATTCCATCAAAGTCTAACTCCGCAACTTTGATTCTTCTATTTTGATCTGCCATTTTGTTTCCTTATCTTCCTTGCCCTCTATATTTTTTATGAGAAGCTCGTTTACTTTTATTCATGTTTGACAATCCAATCTTAACTCTTCTACTTCTTCCACCACTTCCTTGACTAGTAGTTTTTTTTGAACTTGTATGTGCTGTAAAGTTCTTATGCCTGATTGCCATAATAAAATTTCCTTATCTAGTTCTCTCCAAAGTAAGACTCACATCTATTGGAGTAAATGTGTTGCGTACTTTAAATGTTATTCTAACATCAACAGATGTATCGTCTTGTCGATAGTTAATCATAACATCAATTAATTCTACTCTTGGTTCAAAGTTCGTAATTGTATCTGAGATAGTCTTACGCAGAATCTCTTTTGTCATAGGAGTAGCTGGTTCAAAAAGTAATGAACGAATCGTACTACCTATTTCAGAATGAAATGGTCTCTCGAAGTTTTGAGTAAGCACCAAGTTCTTTACTGATTGCTTCACAGCATTCTCATCATACTTAAATCCAACATCACCTGTCACTGGGTGAGGTGTGAAGTTTAAATCTAAGTCTGAGAATGTTCTAGTATTACTTGGCATACAACTATTTAGTTCTTTTTAATCAGAGTCTGTCCCAGGAAGTGTATTCGCCCAAATATTACTTCCCTGAGTATTACTTGCAAAGGTCGAAGTCCCTGGAGCATACATCTTAAAGATTAGTTCTATCTTATTATTAAAGTTGATATTGCTTGCATAACTTTCCCCACCATCGTTTGTTCTATATGCTGTATAGGTAGTGTAGATTGGTAATCCTGATCCACCAAAAGCACATCGCCATCCAAAGAAGCCACAGTCTTCTCCTGTTTGTACTTGATAACTGTATTGCTCATAGTAATTCCCATCTTTTATCTTAGCACCACCTGCTCCTCCTGGGATTAGCTGACTTCTACTTGCTCCGCAGTCTATCTTAATATGTACATAGCCACCTAGTGTTTGAGATATCCCTGTTTCAAAAGTCACTCGGCTATCTGTTTGTAAATCTACTCCACCATTTCCTGAACCATCAGGCATTATATCTGTACTCTGCCAAAGCGTTCCCCAGTTTACATCCTCAGCAAAGAAGGTAGTGTTATCTNCACCAGCAGTATTAAATGTTTTAGGGTTGACTCCAAAGTATGTGAAGTCTTTTGTTTGAGCTGGGCGAGTATCAACTACACCATTGCGTTTACATCTAAAGAACCAGAGGTGCCATGTAGATCCACAGTTGGTAGTATAAGGTTGACCATTGACATGTTGTTTATTTCCATAGGTCGAAAAGTTATCATCCCCTGCTTCTGCTGGGGTTTGTGTGTATGCTCCATATAAATGATATGGACCAGTTGCTGCTTGGTAAGAATGATCGGTAGCAGGTGTCGTAGAGTAATCATGTGGGAAAGCCACTTGGGTTATACCC